TCCTTCTTTCTTTCCATATCTTTGTGCATACTTTATTATGTTTCCTAAACAGAAACCTTCTCCATGCCCTGCATCGAATATGAACTCAGTAGATTGTATATTGTTCATACTGTAGTGACCATCATAGGTCGACTCAATGTATGTGCGAAGCGTCTCGAGTGCTTCATCCTCATTAAACTTGTTGCTGTTGTATTCACTCATATTAATACCATTGTTTTTGGTCTAGAACCCTGTAATCTTTGTTGTCTAAAAAACTTTTATATTGCTTTTCAATATTAAGAATCGCTGCTAGTGTTTCTTCTTTTCTATGTGTTTTCGTGTCTAGTGTGTCTGTAAACATCGGTTGAAATAAATGTATATTTTTATCAGATTCGTGAGTTTCTGAACTTATCGTAATATCTTTTTCAAATATAAAATTCCAATATGTATTTAAAAACTTTTCTTTCTTACCCCACAACCACCAATGACTTTCATCACAATGATTCCAAGTAAATTGTGCATTTTGTACAAATGCTTGATACTCTGGAGTAATCAATGATTTTGGACAAAATGTAAATATATAAGAGATGTTCCAAATACTTTCTTTTTGAATCAACTTTTGTATATTTATATCTAGTATCTCTTCTAAATCCCAGATGTACTTATCTTTGTATCGAGTTGCCTCTCTACCTCTTTTATGCATAAATGTATGTGCTACATTTGGATGTTCTTTTCTACCAAATGCCCACATCATTTGTTTTGGCTCCATTGAGAATGTCTCTAGAACTAATCGGTCTAGACTCCAAAGAGCGTCACACTTTGTAACATCTTTGATAATAAAAAATAAATCAGCATCTATAAAAGTTACTGCTGTATATTTTTGTAATGCTCTATCACAAGCAACTACATGTTTATAGCAAGTAGTTTTACCATGTAAGCATATTATATCTTCTTCTAGTACAAAAGGTTTGAGTTGCAACCAAGCATCCCAAAATAAATCTTCTTCTGCATATATGTAGATTTTTGCTCTTGGCATAGCCAATCGTAAACTCATTATTGAATATCTAGCATACTCAACAAAGCATCTATCTCCATATAAACAATATACAAAAGCATGAGGAACTTCTTCTATACCTTGATGAAATCTATATATTCCATCAGTTAAAAATTCTTTATAATCATCATACTTAGTGCTTATAAAGTCTCTATGTTCTTCTTGATGTGTTAAATGATTTGCTAATATCTTTTTGTTTGCTAACCATTCATCTCTTGCCCCTACATCTAACATACTTCAAATCCTAGATTTAGTCCTGATGATTCTGCCCAAAAGAAAAATACTTGTATTAATCTACCAGAATATTTATCATGTCCAAATCCAGCATCAAAAGGTGCATGCCAATAAGTTGCAGGATATATTATTATTCTATTATAAAGATGTTCGGAATATGTGTGCAGTCTCCATTCATTATTATCATCTTTCCACTGTCCGAAAAAAGATTGATTTCCTTTCTTTACTACTTGACTTGATACATGAACTTTACCAGTTTCTCTAGATTGAAACAAACCTGTTCCATACCCGTCAGGACTATCTGGAGTTAGATAACATACTGCTGCAAACATTGTTCCTTTAAACTCTTTTTGTCTAAATGTTTCATGATTACCTCTATCATGATGAACCCAGTTAATATATTTTTTATTATTGAAGTCACTTTTATCTTTTCCAAGAGTAAAAGCAGCATTACTATTATTAGTTGGGAATGTAATTATATCCCTATTAATTAATTTAGCAATCTTATTTTTACAATATAATCTGTTTTCTTCTGAAAAACTTCCCTGAGTTCTTTGACCAGCAAACATAACTTTTTTACCCTTTACACCAGGAAAGAAAAAAAGTTCTAACGCTTTTTTACGAACTTCGTCTGGATTTGGATAAAAATCGTCTTGAATTACAATCATTTTTGTAGTTCATCAATAACATCAATCCCGCCTTCTATCTTTGCGAGATACTCTTTTTTATCTGCTAACTGTTTTTCAAGCACGCCAATTTCGGCACTAACTTGCTCATGTTGGTTTTTTAAATTATTTTTTATTACTTCTGCTTTGCTCATTGTTTGTGGTTTTTCCTCTGCCACTGCTATTAATTCTGATAAGTCCATTTTGTTTTATAAAATCCTTTTTCACTACTTGGCACGAGTCTTTTATTGGGTTGGTTATCCCAAGACATAGCGCCCACGTTTGTATCTCCATATACACAAGTATAATAAATTCTAGTCTCTTCTGATTTATTCACATTTGAGTAGTGTTCACACTCCCCATCTATAGCAACAATATCTCCTGCCTCTGTTTCGCAAGGCTCATCTCCAAAATACATACAACCCGATAAAACATTACTAGTGTCAAGTGAGATGCTTAAGTTAATTGTTTCAAACTCTCTTCTAGCAGATGCTTTTGGGTCAGGACCGTACATGTTATCATGGTGTAAGGGATATACTGCCTCTCTTTCATTTGGTAATTTTGCATTAATCTGGTCATTAAACAACCAAATATCTTTGGTGTTTAACAATGTCGATGCTATATCGAATAGTAACTTTGATGTATAAAATTTATACAACACAGTACTAAACTCACTAGCGCACTCAATATTAAACCATTTATAACCATTCCCATATATTCTTTTATTCCAATCAATATGGCTAGGTCTATTTTTAATACGAATACACTCCTCTCGAATTTGTTGTATTGTATGTTTATCTATTACATTTTTTAATACAATATATCCTTTATCTTTGTATTCTCTAACTAGAGTGTCGTTTACCATGCATTCTTACTCCATTGAGTAATTTATACTCTTCCCCATTACTTTTTCTTACAACAATAGGTCTTTTCGTAAAGTAAAGATTGTTCAATCTTTTTGTTATTTCTTTATGTAAATCTTCTTCTGCTATGTTTTTTGGAAATACCATAGACATACCATTGATTTCATACTTAACTAACTCTCCGTTTTTTAAATAATCTTCTGTTGTCATTTTGCTGTTATCCTTTCGTCATACCATGCTAGACCTTCATCCCACCAGTGGGGTTTGTCTCGGTGTGACCACTTGGCAAATGTTGCCTTATCTGTGTGATAATAAAGTCGATAACTGCCCACAACGTCATCCTCATCTTTGAGGTCGTCTGGCATAGCCATACCGAAAGGAGTCTGCCCAAGTCTAGGCATATTCTTCGGTTCGGGCAGTTTGTTGATTACTTCTACTACCGACTTGTGTTGCTTACCATAACGATAATGATACTCGTCATTCAATGCATTTGCATAACAATGAGTCCATTCAAAGTTATCAAGAGATGACCTAGTCCATATCGTGCAAGGATGATTGTACATCATTGGCAAGTACGGTGTCAATGGTCTCTCTTCCATTGGTAAGTCTTTGATTTTTGCTTTCTCCTCGTTAAGAACTTTACTTTCTTCTTTGTTCAATGCACGAGGCACAAAGCCAAGCACATGGTCTACCCATATTGCTGTGCAAAGAAGCTGTGCTGCTTCGAGTGGCATTTTCACAATGTGCTTATCTACATGATATTCTGCACACTTGTCCATATCTTCATCTAAGTAAAATAAATTCATCTTTCCCAGCACTTATAACCAGTGCACTCCGATAATGGAACCCCGTCACAGTATTCACATACTTCTTCTGTGGTTTCTTGTTCTGTTTCTATTTTTTCCATAATGTATATTATACTAGATTTTTAAGATTATGTCAAGTATTATTTTCTGATTTGCCACAATATGGACACTTCATACCAATAGGTGTATAGACTACGTCCTTAACCCAGTGGCAGAAGTGTTTCCACATCGAGTCCACGACTACTTACTATTGATTTTGTCCTTTGCTGTACCAGCATAAAGACCAAACCAAGCTGCCCCAGCACCTACTATTACAGATATTAAACCTGACTGTTCGAGTGTTGGGTTTTCAAGTTCCATGAACCACATTGTTGCATAGTATAGTAAGAAAATATATACTGATAAGAAAGCTCTAGGGAAGATTCTCCATGCGTCAATCATGTTAGATAAGAATATCCAACGTTGCCATGGATTATCTGGCTCCTTATTTGCTTTGAGTTCTGTTATCTCAGCTTTGAGATTACTGTTCTCAGTTACCAATTCCATAAACTTACTAAGGTCTATTTCTACTTCATTCCGTGACATATCGCCACTGAATCTTTCGTCTGCCATAATTCTCTCCTACGGCTTCCAATCATACCAGTCGTTTCTCTTACCAATCTTGTTGCTTCTCTCAGTAAAATGAAAAGATATTGATATTCTCGGACTTAGGGTTTCAACCCTATGAAATTGTCCTTTCGGAATGTAAAGTAAATCACCTTCGTCAAGAACAAAACTTTCTTTCAATGTTGTGCTTTGTGGTCTGTATGGCATATCCTTGTGATGAAACTCATTATAGATATACCATCTTTGTTTACCTCGCACATGAAATAAAAAATTGTCTGTTGAATCAGCATGAATAGGAAAACACTTTGCGTCTTTTCTACTGCTACAATATATGTTTGCTTGTCCTATTCCGTAGTGCTTTTCAAACTCTTTGCACTGATTCCACATTGTTTCATTTAAGAACTCAGATAGTGTTAATATAAAACTATGTCCGTCTTTCCATAATTTGTAGATTTCTTCTCTACTTTTCTTTTCTGGTGATTTCTTCTTACACCATCTCCCTTTATCTGTTACTATCTGTAGTTGTGGTGTTCTATCCCAACTGCCAATATTTATTTGGTTGAGATAATTGTCAAACTCATGCCAACTAAAATAATGCTTAAATCTAGGTTTCTTTGATTTAATTATAAAATGTTTCTTCCCCTTATAATGTTTGTAGAAATTATCTACACCGACTGCTCTAATTAATTCTTCAAACTTCAAGACTTCTTACCTCATCTACTAACTTCCACCAATAATCTGTGATGTCTTTTCTATAGTGTGTTGCTTTGGCAGCATGTAAGTACTTTGAGTGCCACGGCTGATAGCTTAATGCAGTAAGATGTAAATGAAATATCATATCTAATTCATACTGAGGTTTATCCCACCAATCATTACTTCCTTCGGGAGCCCTTTCATCCGTTATACTTCCATCAAATGAGTTCCATCTAGAATCTATTTTAATTACTACTTCATTCTTCTGTCTATCTTCTGGGTCTTCCCACTTTGCTATTCTTTCCATAAATGTCCACTTAAAAGCACTGCTCCATCTCCAATCTAGTATCTCGTTCCAATGAAAAAACTGGTCTGTTTTACCACAGTCTATCAACATCATACTATCACAGTAACTGCCAGGTTGTTTGTTCTTATTAAACTGAGCTGCGTCCCAACACATACCAAAAGGTTTACCATATAAATTTATATTGTAAAACTCTTCTATGTCTCTAAAGTTTATCATATCCATATCCATGTATATTGCTCTGCCTTTGTTTCGCTGTAACATGGGTATTGCATATCTTAATCCTGTAAAAGGTGTACCCCAACCAAAAGAGGATACTCCAGGAAAGTCTTCTGCTCTTAAGAAATGTATATTTAGTTTTGCTCTAGTATTTTGTTGTAATGTATATACTAGTATTTGTTCTTGTATTCTATCACAAGGTTGATTACTCGTTCCTATGTATATTGGTATACCTTTATTCTTCATATTCCACCTGTATAAAAGCATTACCTGTCTCAGGGTATACACAACTAGCAGTAGTATTTCCTGCTACAAATAACTCATACTCTTTAAAATCATGACTTTGAATTTTTTTCTGATTCCACATATCTGCTCTCCATGACGGTGTAGTTTTTATTTTATCTAACTCTCCTAATATATGTAGTGGGCTTTGTGTCGTTAAATGAACAATATTTGTTCCTTTTAAACTTATGTATATACATTTTCGATTTTGAGGTAGGTGTATGCCCCTCTCAGAAAATTTTATAAAAGTAATTTTCCAAGGGGTAGTATAACCATTGTGTTTGTTGGATACGTCGCAGTCTTGTAGTAATTCTTTCTCCTGCGTGTGCCACTCGGGATGAGTGTGTGAATACATTCCTTTTTTATATAGTAGTATGGCATCGCAAAAGGGAGCGCACCAATCATTTGAGTAGACTCTTCTACTCGCTATCGACTCTATTGTTTTGGTTAATAATTTCATGCTCTAGTTTTTCAATTCGTTTAATTAAATC